CGAAATTCAGAAACCTTCGCATCGTCTGCTGACATCAGGTCCGCGTAATCTATGATTATTATATCAGGGACAAAACCATCCTGCCTTTCCCAGATGTCTAANACNCGCCGGATTTCGCTNACAGTAAGAGTTCCCGCGGGATAGGTTATNAGCTTGAATCGGCGTTTATACCTTTCAAAAAACGCCTTTACATTCTTTTTAGCCTGAACCACTGTAAGTGGTCTACACTTCTTTACTTTCTTCAGCCAAACTGTTCCTTTTCGTTCAGAGCAACCATAACTGTCGCAAGGCTCATAATCTGGGTATTCCTCATACTTCTGTTGGAGCACTTCGAGGTTTACGAATTGGTGAGGCGTTTGTACAAATTCGGATAGCGGAACGTTATCGAAAATTCCGTGGTCACAATTTCTGTCATCTCTGTCACACAAGTCCAACTGGTTCAACGCGCAATCCCCGACAGGGCGAAAACGTTCTTCGCAATACCTTTCCTTGTCGGAGCGTTGCGAGATATATATACAAATCCTCCTTAATATCTGTTCTTCTGTCATGTCGCCNGCCTCGAAAAACGCAACATTCGCCTTCTGTCGAATAGCTCTCAATCCTATCTCCAACANCATGAAAGTTTTCCCTCGTTTTTCTGGTGCGAGTAGTGAGACAAATCCTCCTCTGACCAGTTGGTCATTCCAAAGTTCGCCTAACGCTCCCGGATACGTTACCACCGGAGTATAGGCGTTGGAGAAAGCTCTTTCGATGGCTTCCATTGTTTCCTTTTTCTTCGACAAGTCCAAGCCTAACTCTTCATCTTCAAATATAGACGGCCGGAAGGACGCGGCCAGTTGCTCAGCTTTCTCGATTTCTCTTGCCTGGATGAGTGCTTGGACTTGTTCATTGTGCTTCTCGATTTCCCGGGCTTTGAAGTATTCAATGGTCTTGTCGTATAAATAACCCGAATTGAATTGAGTTCCTCTACCGTATTCATCACTCAGGTCTTGAAGCAATTCTTCTATATATTTTGCATCAGCTTTGGACAATCCTTTCTTCAATGCTTCCATGTATAAATCCTGTATGTCTGAATCTGGAGCTTTTCCATACTTTTTAAAGTAGTCCATACACCAACCGGCTACAATTTTTAGCTCCGGCGATTCCAACAAGGAAGGATTCCAAAATTTCTGAATCCGCTGTAAGTAATTCGTACTTACAATCATTCCGGTAACNATCCTGCGTTCNATAAACTCTTGGTCATCTCTTATCAAAATAAATCCCACTCCCTAGGCTTTCTGTCCTTATATTATACAAACTCCCGTCAAATTATTTGTAATTCAAATCCTTCCAATTCTCCTTCTCTAATTCGCAAAGGAAGGCTATGTTGCAAGCTAAATGCCAAAGGTGAGGTAATCCGCTTCCCGAGTCTACTCCTGAAGAGTTTTCTAGGTATCTGAGCCAATGACGATATGCGGCATCCCGGTATCTTTCCTTTTCAACATCCTTCCAACGCAACATACCTTGCTCCCCGTATTTTCGACAGCCATATTCCCTTATGGCAGCAATAGCCCAAATAATCTCGGAAGGAACCAATGATAAGCGAGGTTTCCCAGCGTCCGCCTTGATTTCCTGATTGTATTGCATAATTTTCCTCCTATCCCCTCAGATAAGATTTTCCAGTTATCGCATCACGTTCAAAATTATCGGTCTTGGCTTCGTCCCGGCGGAATCTGCTGAACAATGAATGATTTAAGTCAAACATATCCAACCTAATATCTGTAATCCAAGTATTATCCCGAATCCAATCAATGTATCGGGCTATCAACTCCATCGGACCGGGGAGGAGTCTGACCAAATCTCCTTTCAGGTGTTGTTCTTGTTTCTTTTTGATTTGAGAGTATAGATGTATGAGAGTTTCCGCAAGAGTTCTTCCGTCAACTGTTCCTTCAAATCCTTCAAATAACGCCTCTGCCGGTTCATAGCAATCCCGGTAGAATACGTTGGTCAAGTCTTTGCTACGGAAGAATCGTTGCAACACTTTCTTAGGGTCTTTGGGAGTATCGGTAGAGATGGTTTTGGACTGACCGGGAATGGCCCCAGCCCGGCGCATGGCGTCCTCAAGCTTGATAAATTTGTTACGCAGGCTGGAGCCACTTTCAATGACCGGAATGTACTGACCACCTATATTCTCTTCATACCAATCCAATGCTGTCTCTACCCGTTGAATGGAGACACCATCAGTTTCTACTAGCTTTCTAATTTCATTAGCCCAAGAAGAAATCCTTTGGGATGTCACATTAATCCTTTTATTTTTCTTTATGATAGAAGCTAGTTTTTCCGCTAATGGAACATATCGAAAATTTTTATCTTGTTTACCTTCTATTTTTGAATTTAGGTCGGAGAATAATATTATATTTTTATTTTTATCTTTTGTATTTTTATCTATTAGTATTTTTAGGGTCGGATTTTCCGAATTCGGGTTTTCCGAATTCGGGTTTTCCGAATTCGGGTTTTCCGTTTCTGGATTTTCCGTTTCTGCCCCCTCCTTATTTAACAATTCATTTAGCTTACTTTGAGTGATTTCTAGTCCATTATCTTCAAGGAATTGCATGTGTTTTTCCAAATTAAACTTCCCTGGCGTATCGGTATATGCCCAGAATGACCCTTTGATTTTTTTGTTTTTCTTATCCCGGTAGTATGCTTGTACAAAATATCCCGCTTCCTCCAATTCCTTTAATCCTGACCGAATTGAGTCACGTCCGTCCTTGCAAATTGATTGAAGGACTTCTAGGTGACTGACCCAGCCAGATTGATTGGAAAGGAGAATGCAAAGTATACCTTTGGCTTTACACGAAATTCTAGGGTCTCTCAGCATATCGTTTCGTATTTGAGTGAAGCAGGAATCTGGGGAAGCATTGATAGCATCTGGTAATCTTGTTGGAATTCTTCTTTCCATAGATTATAACCCTCTCCTTTTTCAAAGTTAATTCGTCTTACATTTTCCTTCCAGCTCGCTCAGCACTTGTTCGAGTTTCTCCTTGTTTTCGGGTTTGGGTTTGCTCACTCCTCTTTCCCATATTTGGACGGTCAATAAGGATACCCCTACCAACTTCGCAAGCTCCATCTGGGACAATCCCAATGCTTTTCTCCTTTTCCGCAAATCATTTCTTTCCATTTTAGAATACCTCCTTCAATAATGTTTTTACAAAATGTCTAGCGTCTTCAATTTTCATATCGCCGGGGTCGGTATCCACAGTCTCAATGAATACCTTTTTCCCGAGGGCTTTGAGCTTTACTGCTAGCTTTCGAGCCTGTTGCTGGGCTTGCGGTTCGTTGTCGTATACGATGAAGAACCTATCATGAATTTTTGCTAGCGCTAACACCTGTTTCATGGTAAACGATGTTCCGAAAGTAGCCACCGCACTAGTCCCCAATTTCCAAACGTCTACTACACCTTCAACTACAATCAACGCTGGATATTTACCCCATTTTTCCTCCTTCCCGTATACAATGTGTTTATGGTGGATAACTTCTCGCTTCATTGGACAAGCTAAATACCTTTTGCTGGATCTCTCTGTAATGTCCCGTGTCTGAAAACTGACCAGTTGTCCGCCCCAATAAATAGGGATGATGATTCGGTTTCCATATGAAATTTTGCCCAAGAAGCTAATCGGCCCTGTCTGTTTTAATTTCCATTTCTTCTCCAACTTCTCCGGGTCAAATCCCCTCCTCTCCAAGTATTTCTTCCCAGCTTCATTTAGATGTTCAAAATAAGGTTGAGGAAACTTGATGGGCAATATACTCACCCGGGGCTCCTTCGCCTTCTTGCGGATAGTCCCCGTTGGCCCGGCGTATTCTTGAATTAGATTTTTCGCCTTCCCTACGGATATATTCAGTATCCGAGACAAGACCGAGGTAGTAGAATGCCATCCACAACGCCAGCAGTGAGATACTGTTGGTTGATATAGGCTTATCCCCAGGTGGAAGTTCTTCGACCCGTGACAGAACGGGCAGTGGATATTTATCCAGCCATGAGTGCTGTGATGGTGTTCGGATTCTGTTACATAAGGTATCCCGTAGTCTTGAAGCAATTTTTCAATCCCCATTTTCTCCCTCCTATATTTATTATACAAATTAACCCGAAATTATTTGCTGGAAAATTTTGTCCTTTTTATTTTCCGCTTCGTCTGGGTCATTTTTAGCGTTCGTTTAATTTCTCTAAAAGTAGCCCAGATTTTGTTTTCGCCCCAACCTCGGGCTTTCAATTCTCGTGCGATTATACCACGTGCTTCCCGGGGTTTATCAGTGTTTATGTATACCTCGTTGCTATTAAGCAGGAGGAAATCATCTTTGCGTCTGGTGAAAGACTTTCAAACAACTCTCTCCAGCTCTCCTCCGCAAGAACAACTTGTTCAGGGTCGAGTTCATCTCTCTCTTCTATTAGCATGTCTATGGCTTCCCTGTCCACTGGGACTTCCTTTTTGACTTTCAGTAAGCTATTTATGTGATTTCTAACCACGTTCCATATGAACGTGGATTTCTTTCCTCTTTCGGGGTCATATGAGGGAGCCGCCTCCAAATATGCAAGGTAAGCTTCAGAACATAGCTCATCGAAGTCATCGAAGTTCAGGCCAGTGCTCCGAGTATATGACCAAACTACTTTTCTCACGATGTTGAGTTCCATTTGTTCATTACTCATTTTTCTCCGCCCCTTTGCCTTCTTGATAGCTTTCTATCAATTCGCTTATGAGGCTCNTTTCTTCCACCAGTTTTCCATCGATAACCGCGGATAATACTTTTTTCTTTTTNTCTAACAATNTAGCCAGCTTATATTCCACTGAATTTTCCGCTAATAGGTAGTATATGTTAACCGCATTTTTCTGCCCAATACGATGGCATCTATCCTCAGCTTGCTGGAGTTCGCCCGGTGTCCAGGGTAGTTCTAAGAAGGCTACTGCAGAGGCAGCTGTAAGGGTTAGTCCGACGCCCGCGGCTTGAACATTTCCGACAAATAGCTTTATATCTTCATTGTTTTGGAATATTTCTACTGCTTTATGTCTTTCGGGGGTAGGAGTGGAACCGTCTATTTTTACAGCGACATCCTTGAATTCGTTCATTAGTTTGTCAATAACCTCTTTGTGCACAGCGAATACTACTAGCTTGTTTCCATCCTCGATAAAATCCCGTATCCAGTTGATAGCCTGCTTCATTTTCCCTTTGACTGCTAGCTGTTTCAGTGCTTCGATTTTTACGAGGTGTTCTGCTTTCTTCGCTTTTTCAGCGGCTTCTTTTCCTTTTACCCCTCGCAGGT